GTGGCCGGGAAGAAGGGGCACCGGGGGTGGGGCTGGCTGCGCCAGAGCGGCCGACGCCCGCCCAAGCGCTGGCACGCTTCTTATATTGGCCCTGACGGGGCGCGTCACAAAGCGCCTGGCACCTTCGGCGCGAAGATGGACGGCGAGGCGTGGCTGGCAGCGGAGCGGCGGCTGATCGACCTCAACGTCTGGACCCCGCCCGCGCAGCGGGAAGCGGAGAAACAGGCTCACGGCCTGACCCTGGCGGACTACGTGCCCACGTGGATCGAGCAGCGCACCGTGGGCGGCCAACCCCTCAAGCCACGCACCCAGAGCCACTACACCCGGTTGTTCGAGGAACACATCAAGCCGACAGCGCTCGGCAAGCTCGCCCTGGGGAACATCACCGTGCAAGCGGTGCGCCAGTGGCACGCGACAACACTGATCGACAAGCCCACATATCGCGCCCATGCGTATGGGCTGCTGCACGCGGTGCTGGCGACCGCCGTCACTGACGGCTACCTCCTAGCCAACCCGGTACAGATCACCGGGGCCGGCGGGACCGCGAGCAAGAAACGGGCCGTGATACTCGACGTAGCCGAGGTCGGCCAGTTGGCCGACGCCATCGATGAGCGGTTCAAAGCCCTGGTGCTGATTAGCGCGTGGTGCGGCCTGCGGTGGGGTGAAGTCACCGAACTACGGCGCAAAGACTTCAGCACCGACTGCGCGCTGCTCACGGTCGAGCGTGGCGTTGTCCACCGTGACGGGAAGTGCTTTGTCGACACCCCGAAGACGAAGAAAGGCCGCAAGGTCGTCGCTCCCCCACACATTCGCGCCGCCCTCAAGCATCATCTGGCCGCGTATGCCGCTAAAGGGCCTGACGCCCTTGTCTTTCCGCCTGACCGCAGCTGCCACCTGTCCGACAAAACCTTCCGCCGCTACTTCAGGACCGCGCTCACGGCGATCGGCCGCGACGGCAAGAAGAAGCCGCGGCCGGCAATCCACGACCTACGGCACTTCGCCGGACACCAAACCGCGCGTGTGGCGAACCTCCCGGAGACGATGGCCCGGCTCGGGCACTCGACGGCGAAGGCGAGTTTGATCTATCAGGGCGCCGTGGATGGCCGCGATGGCGAGATCGCCGAGGCGTTGTCGGCGCTAGCTAGTTCAACATCGAGAGCTACATCCGCGACCTAATTACGGCGGTGCTGCAACCTCTGCACACCGTGTTTTGCGTCACTGGACCGCCGCCTATCCGCTGGTCAGCGCGTGGTGTATGTGTCAATGCCTACGTCCCGCAACGGAATTCGTCCCGCTAGAACCGCGGGGATCGCAGGATGGGGATGCAATAGTTGCTCTATGACCACATCAGGCACGATGACGGACCTGGAGTCACTTCCCGTCCGCATCAGTATCGCACAGGCGGCAGCCGCTTTCGGCCTGTCGCACAAGACTATACGCCGATGGCTCGCCGAGGGGCGGATCAGCGGATACCGGCTCGGCAAGCGCGCCATACGAATTGACCGGGACAGCTTGCTTGCGGTCCAGCGCCCGATTGGGGGCGTGCTGTGACCCACCCAGACGACGAGTACATCCTGACCGACGCGCAGTGGCTCGCCGTGCGCCCGCTATTCATCGATGACGAGGACGACGCGGCCGAGGATGGGCGCGGATCATGATGGATATCATGTCAACGGCCGGTGCCGCACAACTGCTCGGCGTTAGTGAAGGGACACTTCGCTACTGGCGCTATATGGATCAGGGGCCGCGGTCCTTCCGCGTCGGACGGCATGTGAAATACCGCCGCGAGGACGTCGAGGCGTGGCTGGAAAACCAGATGGCGACGACTGCCCGCGGTGGTGTGACGGAGCGGCCGGATGGGGGAGGCGCCCGGTGAACGACATCGAGGCGAAGGCAAGGTTGCGTAACCGGATCAGGGCGTTGGCCGATCAGATCGACCGCGGCGCAGATCTCTTTCTGGGTACTACCCTCGCCAGCCTGCTGAAGACGACCGGCAAGCCGCTGCATGAGCTGACACTTGATGAGCTTGAGGCCGCCCACAGTGACCTCTTGAGGCGGCGCGATCGACTTGGCCGATCAGGGGATGACAGTGACTAAGCATGGCAAAGATAAGGGCCTTGAAGCACAGGCCAACGAATGGCTCAACAAAGGCGCCGGCAAGAATAAGCGCAGCGTCGACCGGGATATTGAAAAGAGGAAATACGAGCTGGGTATTATCGCCCGGGAAGATCTTCAGCATTACGATCCCGACAATGATTTTGACGCGAAAGACTCCGTTTTCAGCCTGCTTGTCGATGGGGATATCGACTATATCGAACCAACCCTTTGCGGCGATGTGGATGACGTGAATACCCGCAAAAGGAGTCGCGAAAATCCCAGCCTTCCCGACGGGGTATGGGGGCGAGCTGGCGAAGAAGAACGCAACGGGCTTTCCACCCCTGTCGACGATGATGCGAGGCCAGTGTTCGCGAAGGGCAGGGAAAAGGCCGCCACCACGTTCTTGGGCGCCTACGAGGTCGGGGCGCGCAAAACCTGCAAAGGCCCTTGCGGGCGGTCGAAAGGCCTGGAGTGCTTTTCGCCTAAAGCCGATGCCGCCGATGGCAGGCACCCGGTGTGCAAAGCATGCCGGAAGGAAATCGTGTCACAGAATCGCAAGAATGCGAGGTCAGGGGCTTAATCCCCTGTACCCGATAGTAACGGGGAACACCCATGTCTACCAACCGTACAAATACGGGAGAAAGAACGCGCCAAAATGCTCTGTAAGAATGAGTTGCACGAATTGCGCACGCCTGCCGACTTCATCGGCAGCGAATGCCGCAAATGCCATGATGGCCGGCAGACCAAGTATAAAACCCGCCGCGGGCAGGCGATGGCGCTATTTAGGGCGCTTGAGGCTCGCGGGATTGACGTCAATGACCTCAACAAAGCTGAGCGCATTCTCGTCGCGGCGGCGGCGCTGGCGGACGTCATGGACTTCAAGTCAGGACGCGCGCAGCTCGCCCTGCAACGGGACCCTGAGTTGTGCCGTGCGGCGGTGGCGCTGGCTGATGAGCTAGGCCGGGCCGGGTGTGCGGTGTGAACGCAAACCCTGTCCAGCTATCCAAGCGCTTCGGTGGTGGAGTCCACGTCAAGCAGGGCCGGAGTTTCATCCTGCTCAGTCGCGACGAGGCGGTTCAGTTGATAGCCGACATGCAAGAGCTGCTAGCCGATGATTGCCCCCGGGCGGAAACGATGAGCAAGATTGCAACCCACTAGCGATGAGCCCTATTTCGTGAAACTGAACATGGAGACGTGCTTAGCATTCGCGAAGAATGAGCAGATCCCCCTGCGGTTCCGTGTCGCCTTCCTGGCCTATAGCAAGACGCGGACGAATGGTCACGCCAGCTTCGCCAAGGGCGAGTTGGCTGAGACGCTCAAGGCACACCCGGTGTCTGTATCCCGCGCCATAGCCGGGGCGAAGGACGCCGGGCTACTTATGTATGAATCAACTTCGCGGTGCCTGGTATCGCCCAAGGATGTGGTTACGGGAGGGTGGAAGGGGCACCCGAACGACCCCTGCGCTGTCTGCGATGGTAAGCGATCCCGGGGTGTGCGAAATTTAACCGAAACGGTTAAAGAATGATGCATTTTTTAACCGAAACGGTTAAGGCCATTAACCAAAACGGTTAAGAGCCGACGCGCTGACCAGCGCAAATGCATCGCTCCTCTATGACTCTTTATCAATGCGTTCCAGTTTTGGCATCGCTGACAACTTCGACAATGCCGATACCGACAAGCACGCAACCCCGAGTGCCGCCCCGTGGGCGGCGCCGCAACCTGAAGGCTCGAAAGCCGGGTGGGCAGCCTCTAGGCAGCTCGGGGTGATCCCCCTTCGGGGGGCTTGTGCGTCGCGTTGGGGAACTACTCACCTTGCGAATGCTCGGTAGCTGTCGAACCGTTTACCGCTGAACCGCTGTATATCAGCGCGGTTGATCAGCCCCGCTGGATAGCTCACGAAAAAATTCGCCCGCGCCACGAATGGACAATCAAACCGCATGACCGATGTGACCCCCGACGAGGCTCGGCAAATCCGACAGGCCGGCGTGGATTTAGTCGCTGCGTATTCCCGCGGTGAATTGTCGCTAGACGCATACTACACATTGCTGGCGAGCCTGCTATCTCGCGCGCAGGGCATCGCAGAGCCTACGGCCGAGCAGATCGCAGAGCGCGCCGCTGAGCTGCGCACTGCGGCTAGCTTTATTTCGAGCGCTCCGACGCCGAACAACTAATCACCCGCCATTCTTCAGGGCCGACCCTTCCCCTCAGTCGAGGGCCGGCCCTTATTCAATTTCTCCGCTAAACGAGGTTTTTCCGTTGGCCGATATTTTCGTAAATGTATTCACAAAATTAAACCGCACCAGCGTTGACAACGTCGATCGCCAAATTGAACAACAAATGCGGCAGGCGGGTCGCAATGCCGCCGACGCATTTGCGAAAGAGATGGAATCGAGTAGCCCCCGCATCAGGAAAGCTGCGGGCGTCGTCATCGACTCCAATGCCAAGGTCACGGAAAGTAACAAGAAACTTGAGGACGCGAACCGCCGTGTCCGTGAATCGACTCAGGCAATAGCCGAGACGGAGCGCCGACTCGCCGACTCCCGCCGTACAGGCATCGGAATGCGCGAGGGCATCGCCCTCGATAAAGCGTTGTACCAATCTCGCAAGGATTTGGCGCAGGCCAACAAAGAGGTTGTTCGCGGCACTGGCGACTTTGAGCGCGCCATTCAGCGCCAGAATAAGGCGCTCCGGAGCCTTCGCGATGCGAAGATCGATGACGCTCACAGGCACCGCCGTGGCGGCGGTGGCGGCGGCGGTGGACGTGGCGGCGGCATCTTCGGCGACGTGATGTCCTCCGTCCCGGGCGTGCCTTCCGGCCGGGCCGGTGCCGTCATCGGCGGCGGCCTGCTTTCGATGCTCGGGTCGGTGGCCGAGGCCGCCACGACGGCCAGCCAAGCGCTGTGGCTGTTGCCCGCTGCGGCAACTGCCGGAGGCGCGGCCTTTGTCACGCTCAAGATGGGCCTGTCGGGCTTCGACAAGGCCATCAAAGACATGTCTGACCCGCGCAAGTTTGCGCAGGATCTCGCGGGCCTCGCTCCGAATGCCCAGCAAGCGGCGCTAGAGATTCAGCACTTGGTAACAGGGCTGGATGGCCTCAAGTCGATCACGCAGACCGCGCTATTTAGCGGTGTCGCAAGGCAATTGAGCGATCTCGGCAAGCAATTCATGCCGCAGATTCGCCAGCTCACCACGGGCGTTGCCGGCGCGATGAATGAGATGTTCCAGAACTTCGCCGGCCAACTGAAGACGCCAGGGACGAGCGCTGCCATCGGCTCGCTCATGAACAACGTCGTGGCGGCCTTCCGCAGCCTCGCGCCCGCGATGGGGCCAGTGGTTGACGCTTTCGCCCGCATAGCTAAGGTGGGATCTGATTTCCTCCCCGGCATGGCGACCGGGATCGCTAATCTAGCAACTAAATTCGCTCAGTTCATCCAGAATGCACAGCAGTCTGGCAAACTTCAAGAGTGGATCCAAAGGGGAATCGACGCCGCTTCGACGCTCGGCCGCGTGATCGGTGATATCGGACATCGCATCTTCGACGTCTTTGGCAATAAGAGTCCGCAGGAGTTTCAGTCGACACTCCACGGCATGGTTGACGCGGCCGTCTCGGTTGCTCAGGCCATTGCCGGTGTCTCGCATGTGGTCAACACGCTGATTAACGATCTGCAGCCGGTCGCGAACATGATCGGGGGCTGGCCCAACCTGATCTATACCGTCGCGGCAGCCTGGGGCGCGTGGAAGGTCGCGACGACCATCGCTCAGCTGGGCAGGGTCGCGGAGATGCTTGGCGTCACCATTCCGGCCAGCGCTAAGACGGGCTCTGCTGCCGCGGCAAGCTCACTAGGGATGATCGGCACGGCTGCCGCAGCGGCGACTACGGCGGTTGGAACGCTCGCCGGGGCAATGGCCGCGGTCCCGCACGTGGATAACTTTCTCAAGTCGCACACCGGCCTGCCGCTGCCCGATACGGATCACTGGAACTGGTTTAAGCAACCGTTCCGTGAAATGTGGGGCGACATAAGGCATCCGAGTCGTCTCGGCAAGGGCAACCTCTACGACAAGAACGGCAACTACATCGGCCCCGGTTCGCCGGGCGGGCCGCCCCCTGGCTTCATGGGCGGCGGCGGCAGCTTTGCCCCGCCGGACCAGCCGGACAACAAGCCGGCCACGAGCGGCCCGGGGTGGGCGTCGAAGCCGAACAACCAATTCGGCGCCGGCTCATCGATCAACGGTGCCACGCCGTGGAACAACATTCCGGTGCCTGCCGCCCCCGGCAAGGGCGGCAAGGGGGGGCTCCCGCAGGTGACCACCCCGCTCGACCCGTCCTACGGCGCCGGACCGCGGCCGGGCGAGACCCAGGGTGAGTACGCCGCCGAGGGCGCTCTCATGCAGGCCAAGCATCGTCTCGCGGACGACCAGGCGACCTTGCTGGCGTTGGAGAAAGGCAACAACGCCACTGCTGAGCAGATCCAGGCGCAGAAAAACAAGATCGTTGAAGATCAGCGCGACATCAACAAGGCGCAGTTGGAGCTTCAGCAAGCGCAGGAGGCCGCCAACAAAAAGCAGCTCCAAGGCTACAAAAACTTCAGCGACTCGATGAAAGACCTCGGGCCTCAGCTCGATGAAGACTTTGGTCTGTCGCAGGGCTTACCAGGCCTGGCGAAGAACCTTGTCGAGTTTATTGGCAAGCTGGCCGCCGCGCCGATGCTTGGTCAGTTGGCGGCCATCCGCGACTCGGACCCGAACTACCGCCAGGGTGACTCGGGGGCCTTGGGCGCTTTGGCCGAAAGAAACCGCGCGCAAGGCCGTTCGCCTCTGCTCGGTATCCCGGCCGGAATGCCCGGCGGTCCCTCGGTCTCGTCTGCGGGCATGCCCATGGCGGCCGGCGGGATGCCCGTGGGCGGCGGCCTGAACTGGGATGCACTGGCGGCCAAGGAATCCGGCGGCAACTGGTCGATCAACACGGGCAATGGTTATTACGGCGGCCTGCAGTTCGACCAAGGCACTTGGGCGCAGTACGGCGGCACCCAATTCGCGCCGAACGCGGCCATGGCGACCAAGGATCAGCAGATCCAGGTTGCCCAGCGCGCGATGCAGGCCCGCGGCGGCCCGCAGTCGCTCTGGCCGCAAAACTATGGCCAGCTCGGCCAGCCCAGCGCAGGCACGTCGAGTTACCTCAGCGGCGGTTCCGGCGGCGGTGGCGGCATCCCTGCGGCATTGGCCGACTACTTCGGCGGCGGCAACAGCGGCGGCATGCCCGGCGGCATGAGCGCGATCAGCATGCCCGGCGACAAGGCCACGTACACGACCGCGTTGTTGCAGCAGCTTGGCTTACCGCCGCTATTCATGAACCCGGACAAGGGCAATCCGACTATCCCCGAATGGGTGCAGCAATTTGTGCACGCCGTGGGTGGGCCGGGCCTGACCGCCGGCAGTACGCCGCACGGCAGCCTGCACGGCAATCCGGGCCGGGCGGGCTACGCAGTCGACGTGACCGGCCCCATGGATCAGCAGGACCGCCTCAGCGAGTACCTGCGGGCCAATCCCGGACTGTCGGCCCAGATGATCCACTCGACAGCTAGCGGTCAGCCGATGGGCGTTGCCGGCGGTCAGGACGTATCCGGCCGCTATTACACGACCCCAGGCGGCACCTATGGCGACGAATCCGACATGGTGCATTGGGCGCCCGCATTCCGCCCCAACGGCGCCATGGGCGGCGGGGGATTCCCTGGTCAGATATCTGGCTTCAACACCGGCTCAGGACTCTCTGAGACCGGCAACCCCACGCCCCAGGGCTCACCAGTGGGTGGCGGCTGGCAGCCCTCGGGCGGCGGCGGTATCGGTATCGGCGGCATGCCCGCCGCGGCGATCACCTCGGCCGCGGGCATGTTCCCGGGCGGCGGCGCAGCTGCACAGCTCGCCATCCAGCTCGCGAACCGCAGCATTCAGCAAGTCGGCGAATACGCCGCCATTGGTGTTCAGGGCTTGCAGGAGACCTTCGGGGTGCACGATCCCGATGGCGGCGGGGGCGGCCTAGACGGTCTCCAAAACAACATCTTCGGGCGCGTGCTCAAAGGCCTGGCGAAGGCGAAACCCGCCACCGGGACTTCTGCAGGCAAAACGCAGGGCAAGAAGGACGACAAGAACCAGGGCAAAGACGCTCAGGGCAAACCGGGCCAGCAGGGCGGCGACCAGTACCACGGCGGCATGCACATCGGCGGAGACCTGAACATCACCACACAGCCCGGTCAGAACCCGCAGACCACGTACAACGACCTGTCGTATATGGGGGCGATGGGCGCATCCACTCCGCTGGCCCTATGACCATTCGACGGCCATGCCTTGAGTGTGGCCGGCTCAGCGACGGTTCCCGGTGCCAACGATGCCACCGGGGCCGTCGCCGCAGGACGTATGACAACCCGGCCTACAGGTCGCTACCAGCACCGAGCGGCCCATGCCAGCTCAAGCTCACCGCTCGGTGTCTGGGCTACGCCAACTCGTGGGATCACATTGTGCCTCTCTCTAGGGGCGGCACTCATGATCGGCGGAATCTACGTCCGGCGTGTGTGCCCTGCAATTCAGCTCGCCGGGACCGAGATACGACCTGACCTGCATACATCGCACAACGGTATCAACGATGCTGATATCAAGCACGCTGTCTCAGCCACGTTGATACTCGCTCCTGAGTGACCATCATCTAGGTTGATACCGAATGATGCCAACGCGAAAGACGTTGTAACACAACGGTATTAGCTCTCACTCCGTATGCGAAATACGTTGCAATACAGGGCATCTTGGCACAACGCCACCGAGGAACCCATACGGTAGCGGATGACCATCCGGTACGCTACGGAATACGTTGCTGCACAATGGTATTCGCTAAAAGTTCGCCACACATGCCTCGGGGGGCACGCGCAGCCGGATTTGCACGCTTATAAAGAAAAACCGCAGGTCAGAGGCCATTTTTGGGCTCTCGAAAGCCGTTTGACACCAACGCTTCTCGGGTGAGTGCCGAGGGTATATCAACGCTGTTGATACCCACTCCGAACTCTCCGACCCCGATCACGCTGCATAGCAACGCTTTTCGCATGCACGCAGTGATCCAAAGTCATTGCAATATAAGGGATTTGGAGTAATAGTGCATGCCGACCAGTGAACTCACTACTGCCGATGCGGCCTCGTATACAAAGGGGCGACTCGATGCAGACGACCCGGAAACCGAGCGCCTACTCGATGCCGCGACTGCCGCTTGTCGCAAATACGCAGGGTGGCACGTTACGCCGACGACCACCGAAACGATCACAATCGACGGTAGCGGCTGGTCAAGCCTGATTCTGCCGACTCAAAATATCGTCAGTCTGACCTCGATTACCGCAGATGGCACCGCTGTCGACCTCAGCGAAGTGCAGCAGTCCGCCGATGCCGCCGGGGTGCTGTACCGCACGGGCTGCAAAACCTGGCCCCGCGGCTACAGCAACGTCTCGGTCTCGCTCGAACACGGCTGGGACGACGCATTCGATTTTCAGGCGGCAATTCTCGAAATGGTCGACAGGATGGCCGCCCAGGTCGGCAGTGTTCGGGGTGCTTCGGGGCCGCCGTCGGAGCGCAGGGTCGATGACGTGTCGGAGCGCTGGATTTTGACTATCGGCAATTCGCCGGAGCTGTTCAGTTTGATTAATCACCAGCTGGTGGACCGTTACCGGCTAATTCAGTTCTGCTGATGGCGTCGGGTGGTAACGCCCGGACGCACTTTCGGGATACCTCTGAGCCGCCCTGGTACGACTGGGACGAAACGGAGCCCGCCAAGCGGGCTATTCGCTTCATAGAGACCTACTGCCGCGCTCCGAAAGGCCACGGCTACGGCAAGCCAATGAAGCTGGCGGCATTCCAAAAGGAATGGATAGCCAAAATCCTGAAAGCGGGCATTCGGCAGGCCATTCTTCAGTGTCCACGCGGGCAAGGTAAATCAACGCTGCTGGCCGCGCTCGCAGTTTGGGCCACTTTCGACCGGAATGAGACCGGCGAGCCCCAAGTACCGATTATGGCGACAACGGTTGGTCAGGCGAAACGGTCGGTGTTTGATGTTGCGACCAAAATGGTGGCTGCCGAGCCCGAGTTAAGCAATCGCAGCATTAGTTACACGGCAATTGGCGACTCAAAGTTAGTGGTCGGCTACAACGGCGGTACCTGCTTTCCGATCGCCAACGATGTCGACGGCCTGCAAGGGCTCGATCCGACGCTGGCGATCGCCGATGAGATCGGTTTCCAGCCATTGGACAGCTGGTCGGCATTAGTGCTGGCCTCTGGTAAGCGCGCCAGCAGCCTAACGGTGGGTATCGGTACACCAGGGCTGGATCGGGAGCGTTCGGCGCTGTGGCACCTACGCAGCGCGTTTCTGGATGGTCACACGCCGGCCGGGTTCAGCTTCACCGAGCTGTCCGCGCCGGATGGTTGCGATATCCGCGACCGCGACGCCTGGCGCCAAGCCTGCCCGGCACTCGATGCCGGATACCAGTCGATTGACGCGCTCGAAACAGCCGTTGAGATGTCCCCGGAGGGCCATTTCAGAATCTTCCATCTGGGTCAATGGGTTGAGGGTACCGACTGTTGGTTGGGACCGGACGGTAAACGGGTCTGGGATGCGCTGGAAAGCGATTACAGGCTAGTCCCGGGCGCTCCCACTTGGGCAGGCCTAGATGTGGGCTTGAAACGCGATTCCACGGCCCTGGTGATAGGCCAGAGGCGACCCAACGGACTGCTGCATACCGTCGCCAAGGTTTGGATGCCTAAAGCCGATGATGCGGTCGACCTCGCGGCGATTATGGCCTATATCCGCGAGCTGGATCAGACGTACAAGCTGATCGAAGTGGCATTTGATCCGCGCTTGTTTGAATTGCCGGCACAAACGCTTAGTGACGCCGGTATCCCGATGGTCGAATTTCCGCAAAGTGTCGAGCGAATGACGCCCGCTATTGGGTCGCTATTCGAGGCGATTAAGCGCATGGAGATAAGCCACGACGGGGACCCGCAATATGCGCGGCAGATACTCAATGCTGTTCCGCGATTCAATGAGCGCGGCTTCATGCTCGCGAAGGCGAAAAGCCGCGGGAAAATCGACGCCGCTATTGCGCTGGCAATGATGAACGACCGCGCGCAGCATCCGACTAAAGAGGACCCGCCACTAATGATCGCGTGGGCCTGACTAAACGAATTAGAGGACTTTTATGGCCTGGTGGAATCGCAAAACGCCGCCGGAAGACATCGAAGAACGCAGCTTTGACCTCGTGTCGATCGGTGACCCCGCCGCCGCCGAATTCTTCGGCTTGGGTACGCCCAACTTGGCTGGCGTCAACGTCAACGAATTCTCGGCGTTGGGCCTGGCTGCCGTGTGGCGGGCCGTCTCGCTGATCGCGTCCAGCATCGCCAGCCTGCCTCTGCGCACGATTCACGAGCGCAGCGACGGCATCAGCGAGCCGGTACCGAGCTGGCTGGATAACCCCGGCGGCGCGGCTGGGCTGACCAAGTTCGAGTTGGTCGAAACGATGCTCTTGCATCTGCTGCTGCACGGAAACGCTTTTCTGCTGCACATCAGGGGCGGCGCCGGCCAGATGTTGGGGCTGTACCCGATTCACCCGCGAGCCGTGTCGATTCAGTGGCACAGCGACTACTCGAAGACGTTTCTGGTCGAGACGATCGACGGCAAGGCGCTGACGTTGACGTCTCGGGACATGACCCACATCCCCGGGCTGTCCACGGACGGTATCAGGGGCCTAAGCCCCATCTGGCTGGCGCGCAATAGCTTCGGCACGTCGATTGCTGCCGAGCGTTCCGCCTCGCGGCTTTTCAGCAACGGCGCGCTTATCAGTGGGCTTGTGACGCCCGAGGAGGGCGCGCAGCTGACACCGGAGGATGCCACCCGCATTAAAGAGAGCTTGACCCAGAAGGTAGCGGGCGAAGCCAACGCCGGGTCTATCGCCGTGATTAACAAGGCTCTCAAGTTCTCGCCCTGGTCAATGAACGCCGCTGATGCGCAGTGGTTGGAATCGAGAGCCTTTCAGGTGGAGGACATTTCACGCTGGTTCGGCGTGCCGCCCCACCTTTTGGGCCAGACACAAAAGCAGACCAGCTTCGGCGCCGGGCTCACCGAGCAGAACAGAGGGTTCGCCCGCTACACGCTGCAGCCCTGGACTTCTCGCATTGAAGAACGCTTGTCGCTGCTGCTGCCGCCCAACAAGAGCGCGGATTTTGATTACTCGCAATTCGTGCAGCCCGACCACGAGACGGAGGTGGGCTTGATTATCGCGCAGCTTCAAGCAGGGCTTATCACCGTGGACGAGGCCCGGCGCATGCGCAATCTGCCGCCGCTGCCGGCACAACCACAAATACAGGAGACCGATGCCGAACAGACCAACGTTGATGTTGCCGCCTGAACTTGAACGCAGATGTATCGAGGTCCGCTCCGAGGTCAAAGGCAACCGAATCACCGGCTATGCCGCCGTTTTCAACGAGCGCGCGGACATTGGGCCGTACTTTGAAGTCCTCGCCCCGACCGCGTTCGATGCGGTGCTGGCGAACCCGGCGACCGACGTAAGGGCGTTCCTAGACCACGATTCGGGAAAGCTGCTGGGCCGCCAGTCATCGGGCACGCTGCGGCTGTCCACGGACACCAGGGGCCTTCATTTTGAGGTGGACCTTCCCGACACCAGCGCCGGCCGCGATGCCCGCGAGCTGATAAACCGCGGTGACATGACTGGCGTTTCGTTCGGATTCAAACCAGACCAAGAGACATGGGACACCTACGAGGGTCGCGACCTACGGACGCACCTCAGTATCGCCCGTCTTGTGGAAATCAGCCCTGTCTCGCTGCCCGCCTATAGCGGCACGAGCGTGGCTCTCAGAGCCAAACCGGCCGACGTGATCACCGGCCGCACCCAAATCATTCGAGCGCGTGCTCGTGTGAACCTTTCGAAAGGAAAATAGTTGAAGACGATTGATGAGCTTCTGGTCGAGCAGCGCGCCGTTCTGGACGCCGCCGAAGGCCGCAACCTCACCGATGATGAGGTCGAGAAGTACGAGACCTTGGAGACCGAGCTGAAGGCAACGCAGCGCTCCGAGGCGATTCGCGCCCGGCAGGGCGCCTACGAGGCGCCGAACGCGTCGTTACAGGCCGCCGTGCACGTCGCCGCCCCGAAACAAGACGACACCCTGGAACGGGCTTTCGATCACTACCTGCGCACCGGGATTCCCAACGCCGATATCACAGAGCTTCGCGACGGGCAGACCGCTGGCACAACCACTGCCGGCGGTTACATGGTGCCCACCACTCTGCTCAACAAGATCACTGATCGGCTGAAAGCCTTTGGTGGCGTTGCGAATGCCGTTGAGGTCATCACCACGTCGGCCGGTGAGCCGCTGACCTGGCCGACCCTTGACGACACCTCTAACACGGGCGTGATCGCGGCTGAGGCCAGCGACCCCGGTTCTGGCGGCGCCGATCTGGTGTTCGGCGAGAAGACGATTGCCGCGTATAAGTACGTCGCCCCGGGCGCCTCCCAGCTGCCCTTGCGGGTGTCGCTGGAACTGTTGCAGGATGCCGCGTTTGATGTTCAGGGTTTGGTGACGCGCAAGCTGTCGCAGCGTATTGCCCGCGCGCAGGCCGCGCATTGGGTGAACGGCACCGGCAGCAGCCAGCCGTACGGCATCAGCACCGGCACCGCGGCAACCGCCATCGCGGGAGCCACGCCCACCTATGCGGAACTGGTGGCGATCGTGCACTCGGTGGACCCGGCTTACCGGGACTCGGCGGTGTGGACGTTCAACGACAAGACCATGAGCCTGATCGAGACGCTGGTGGACGGCAATAACCGTCCGCTGCTGAATAGCTCGATTGACGGTATCGACGTGGGCCGGTCGAATCAGCGGCTGCTCGGATATCCCGTTGTGATCGACCAGGCTTGGGCCGACTCCACCGACGCCAGCTCCCACAAGTGGGGTGCGTTCGGAGACCTGCAGTCCGGGTACGTGATTCGCCGGGTGCAGGACGTCACGCTCATCGTGAACCCCTACACACGCGCCAATGAAGGTCAGATTGAATACACGATGTGGGCTCGCGCCGATGGTGTTCCGCAGGACACCAACGCGTACCGCGTTCTGGTTAACGACGCCTCGTAGCCATGGCTGATTCGTGGACTGAGAAAAAGGTGGCCGACCTCGAAAAGAGGGTCGCGGCGCTGGAAAAAGCCTTGCTAGTCAAGGTGATTCCGGAGCCCGAACAGAAGCCGCGCGCGCCCAGGCGCCGCGGCTAACGGCCTAAAACTTGGTCGGCGCCGGTTTTACTTCGTCGTTTCCTGGCGCCGACCAACCTAAACCAGCCGCCGCGGTATATGGGCCGGGGTCCTTTCCGCTTCCCCCGGCCCGCCCGCCGACAGTGCCAACGGCCCGCTGCGCTTCATCTTCGGAAGCGCGCGCCGTTGTCGGCGGGGCCGCGGCGGCTGGTTGCCTCACAAAATTCAGCTCAACAGCCCCTTAAAGGATGAAGACAGGTATGACACTCCCCCTACATATCACCGCGAGGCAGCAGTCGTGACCGCGCCAGGTTGGCAGGCTCCGGGTGGTGTGCTGTGGTGGGCGCGGGTTGGTGCCCGGGTCGAGGTCCCCAACACGCCCGCGGTGACGGCCGAGGCGTTGGCGCCGTCATTCCCCACTGCCTCCGCGCTGGTGGAAGCGCCCGCCGCGGCAGGGACGGCAACGGTGATAGCGCCGGTCGTGCAAGGCATTACACCGCCGATCCCGGTCGCGTCTGGTTCCGCGGAGATGCTTGCGCCGAGTGTGGTGGCCAGTTCGCGCGTTTCGGCTCCCCTCGCGGCAGCCGCAGCGTCGGCAAAAGCGCCCGAGGTTGAGGCAATCACGCCAGTCGAAGCGCCTTCAGTGGCCGCGTCGGCGTCAATGCTGGTGCCGCAACTTCGTGGGACGGTGGCTGTAAAACCCCCTCCGATGACCGCTATTGCGACAGCGTTGATTCCGAGTGTTGTTGCGACAACGCCGATCGCCGCGCCGTTGATGACGGCATCGGCTCAGATGTTGGTGCCGACCCTGCCATTCGTTTCCGTTTCTTTCGACGCTGTTGGTGCTGGAGCGCATGTCCGCAGCACCGGTCCGTTCACCTGGTCGCACCCATTTGGGACGGCTACCGCGACGGTAGTGGCCGTGTCGGCCTGGTACTGGCAGGCCACCCCAGGAACCCTGACTGCCAAGGTCGGTGACACGCCAATGTCGCTACTCGGGTCGATCAACAACGCCAAGGTCGGAGGCACCTATCTCTACCTGTACCTGTTTGGACTCATCGGTCCAGTGAGCGGAACTCAAACCATCTCCGTCTCAACCACGGGAAACCAGTTCTATTGCGCCGCCAATTCGGTGTCCTACAAAAACGTTTCAGGTTTCGGATCTGTCGCGACCGGCTTGTCGCTTGCCAGGGTGATGGGACCACCGTTTTGCCATGAGCATGGGACCGGTTGTTTCCGGTTACTGGCCGTTGTGATGGTGACTGACGAGATGGCTGCTGGTCAATTCGGCTGGTCCGAATTGACCGGCTTTGCGGGGCGGGGTTTCTGACGTTGCCGGTAGGACTCGCCTTCGACGACGAGTTCGTAGGCCGCGGATTGGAGCCGGTCCATCGCCGACTGCGCCAGCAGTGGGTCGGCCATCATGGTGAGAATCTCTGGGGGTTCGCGGTTGCTGGTGATGATCGTTGAGGCGGTGCGGTGGCGTTCCACGATGATTTCATAGAAGTCATTGGTCTCGGTGGTTTCAAGCCGGTGCAACGCGAGGTCATCGATGATGAGTAGCTCGACGCGGTGCAGTTTGCGTACCTCGTCTTCATAGCTGCCGTCTAGCCGTGCCCCGCGTAGGCGTTTGAAGAGTTTGTCGGCGCGTTCGGTGTGCACGCTGTGGTGACGTCGGACCGCGATGTGTCCTAAGGCGTTGGCCAGGAACGTTTTTCCGACCCCGACCGGGCCCATGATGAGCACGTTGTAGGCGTCGGCCAAAAACCGCAGCGAGGTCAACTCTGCCCACAACTGGCGGTCGTAGCTGACCGCGGCGGTATCGTCCCAGGCCTGTAACTGCATCTGCGGATCCAGACGGGCCGCCTTGGCGCGTAGTTGGGCGGATTTGCGGTCGCGGCGGGGGACCTCATCGGCCAGCAGCATCTCCAGGAAATCGTGATGCGGCAACCGATTGGATCGTGCCAAGGCGAGCCGTTCGGGCAGGGTGTCGAGCAGCTGGCCGAGCTTAAGACGGCGCATCAGGACTTTGAGGTCTGCAGAGATCTCGATCGGCTTGACCGCTGGGGTGGCGTCAGGACGGGCGGGGCTCATGATGGCCTCCGCACCGTAAAGTCAGTGGCGGCGCGCACGAATCTGGATGCCGTGGGCGACGGCTTGGGGATCAGCGGCAGCTGCGCACCGGCGCCACGGGTGAGCATGCGCTCGATCAGGCCGACGTCGATGACCTCGGCGTCCAGCGCGCGTCGGCAGGCATCATCGACCGCCTCCGCGCCGTGGCGGCGCACCAATCCCAACAGGCGGTAGACCTGGCGCATCTTGGTCCACGGCAGCGGGTGTTCTAACACCGCGGCGGCGTAGACGCCGACATGGGTGCCGTGGGTGGCTGCCTTGCGCTGCAACGTGTTCAGATCCCGCATGGCATAGACCGACACCTCAGCGGGCAGGTCGGCGGGATCGGTGTGGCGGCGCCCCGGACCCACCACGGGGTGGACCTTGATCAGCTCACCGCGCCAATACAGTTTGACCGTATGCGCATCCACGCGGGCATCGAGGCGGCGGCCAATCAGCTCGCCGGGAACGCTGTAAAGCGCCCGCGCGATCTGCACATGCCGATCCGGGGCCACCTTGGGCCGGCTCCAGGTCGGGATGTCGAACACCTCGTTGGGCACCGGCTTGAGTTGGGGTAGCTCCTCGGCGGCGAACACCTCGACCGGGCGGCACCGGGTGGTGCCGTGGATTCGCATCCCGGCCACCTGCCCACACCACTGCTCAGCTCGCGCGCGGCAGTCACTCAGGTTCCGAAAGTCTTCTCCGGCAAAGAAATTCGATCTCACATATTGGACGCAGCGTTCGACGCGAGGCTTATCGCGGGGGCTGCGGATGCGGGTGGGGTCCACAGCGAATCCCCGAGCCTGGGCATATTCGCGAAATGCGTCGTTGAGCTTCGCGTCGGTCGCATCAGCCTTATCCACGATGGTCTTCATGTTGTCCGGGATCACCACCGCGAACACCCCACCAAAGAACACCCACGCCGCTTCGAACCCGGCGATCACCTCGCCCAGGGTCTGCCGGTAGGTGGGCCAAACGAACATGTGCCGCGAATACACCGCGGTGAAGATCAACCCATGCACCACCCGCCGGCGGCCGTCCTCGATGTCGGTGAGCAGCCCGAGTCGACCGAAGTCGACCTGCAGTTCGCTGCCGGGCTCACAATCGGCCACCGGCACCGTGGCCCGCCGTTGCCCAAAGCCCAATTCCGTTGTGGCATATCGATGCAACGTGCGATACGACACCACCACTCCGCGCCTGCCCAGTAGCGTGTGCACCTTCGTCAAGGTCAAGTCCTGTTTCAGCCACGCCTGGACCTGCTCACGCTGAGTGTCGATGATCTCCCACGTCTGGCTCTTGCCGTTGGGCCGGCTCGGCCGCACCTCGGCGATCACCGCCGCCAACAGCTCGTCAGTCAGCTGACAGGCGTCGCCATCACGGTCCAGCCCGCACGCGCGCGCCCGATCCACATACCGGCGCACCGTTTTGCGGTCGGTGCCCGAGAGCCGGGCCACCTCCCGATACCCGCGACCATCCAGCCACAGCCGCAACATCTCCTTGACTTCGATCAC